GTAAAAACTAACATAGAAAATATGAATGCAGTATTTGTTGGTAGCCTCGCAGAACTTCAAAAAGAACTTGGATCTTCTGGTCAGGGTGGAGTCAAAGAAGAAATCATTGAGATGTAAATAAGGGAGTTTAAGAATGACCTATCTTGGGAATCCTTTGATTGATGGCGCAAATGTTCCAAAATCCTTTACCAAGCCACAGATCAAAGAATATATGAAATGTGCAAAAGACCCTATTTATTTCATCAAGAAATATGTAAAAATCATTCATGTTGATAAAGGCCTCATGCCTTTCAAACTATGGCCGTTTCAAGAGAAGATGGTAAGCACCTTCCATGAAAATCGTTTCTCTATTTGTAAGATGCCCCGGCAGACAGGAAAATCCACAACTCTTATTGCATATATTTTATGGTATGCATTATTTAATCCAGAAGTAAAGATTGCAATCCTTGCAAACAAACTTACGACTGCAAGAGAACTACTTGGTAAATTTAGACTTGCATATGAAAGACTTCCCACATGGATGCAACAAGGTGTTGTTGGGTGGAATAAAAGTAGTATCGAGTTAGAAAATCTTTCTACTGTTATTGCTGCTGCAACATCATCAGATGCAGTTCGTGGGTTCACATTTAATCTTATCTTCATGGACGAGTTTGCATTTGTTCCACAGAATATTGCTGAAGATTTCTTTAGTTCTACATTCCCCACTATTTCATCTGGTACGACAACCAAAGTTATGATTGTGTCCACGCCAAATGGACTGAATCTATTCTATAAACTCTGGGTAGATTCCCAAGAAGGTAGAAATGACTATGCAAATTTAGAGGTACATTGGTCCGAAGTTCCAGGCAGAGATGAGGCCTGGAAAAAGAAGATGATTGATAATACGAGTGAAGAACAGTTCAAGACAGAGTTTGAGGTAGAGTTTCTTGGAAGTACGAGAACCCTAATCTCTGGTCAGAAATTGCGAGAACTTGCATATAAGGCTCCAGTGTATTCTACTGATGGGTTTGATATTTACAATCAACCAGAAAGTGGTCACTCTTATACAATGGTGGTTGACACTTCGCACGGAAAGGGAATGGACTACTCAGCCTTCGTAATCATTGACCATACAGAATCTCCTTACCGATTGGTTGCAAAATTTAGAGACAACGAAATATCTCCGATTCTATATCCCACCTTCGTAGTGACAGCAGCAAAACAATATAACAATGCAGGGATTTTGGTGGAAAACAACGATGTTGGATATCAAGTGGCAAATAGTATCCACAATGATATTGAGTACGAGAATCTATTTGCAACCACTTTACGAGGGCGTGGTGGACAGAGGATTTCTGCTGGGTTTGCAAGGTCATCTCAATTTGGTGTGAAAACAACAAATCAGGTAAAGAGAATTGGATGTACTAATCTCAAATCACTAATAGAAAGTAACACTCTTGTAATTGAAGATTTTCACACGATTGCAGAATTGTCCGCATTCGCAGCAAAAGGAAAAAGTTGGGAAGCTGAATCAGGACACCACGATGATCTTGTTATGTGTCTTGTCTTGTTTGCATGGTTAACAACACAGGAATATTGGAAAGAAATCTCCCAGATCGATATGCGAAAAGTCATGTACGAAGATAAAATGAAAGATATAGAAGAAGATTTAGCACCATTTGGTTTCATTGATGATGGCCTGAAGGAAGAAGAATTTGTCGATGTAGAAGGAGATCGGTGGTGTATCATTCGGGACGATGACGGCGAGGCTATGAGTTATGGAGATTCCATGGCACTACCTGATGCCCGCTGGTGGTGAAATCTCCAAAATACTAAATATACATGAAGATTAAAATTACGATCCAAAGCGATCAACGAAAAAATATAGACCCTTCCATGCAATTTAAGGAGAATTTCTCATGGGATTTGCTTTATCACCTTCTGTTACCGTAAAAGAAATAGATCTTTCTACAATCATTCCAGCTGTTGCAACTACGAATGCCGGGTTTGTCGGTGTCTTTCCTTGGGGCCCTGTTGATACAAGAGTGCTCCTGAGTAGTGAAGATGATCTTACTCGAACTTTTGGCGAACCCGATGCAAATACTTATAAATTTTTCTTTCAGGCTGCAAACTTCCTCGCATACGGAAATAATTTGAGAGTAGTTCGTGCTGCAACTGGCAACTTGAATGCAACATCTGAAAATACAACGGGCGGTGCTGGTACTGGAGCAGGACTGTTGGTCAAAAATGAAGATCATTATAATGCAAACTACGCTGATGGTAGTGCAAATAGTGGTATTGCAGTTGCAAAATATCCCGGCACAAAAGGAAACAGCCTTCAAATAGCTGTTTGTCCGTCAGCTGCAGTTTATAGTTCTACCCTGACTGGAAACATTACGATGGCATCAGTTGGGTTGACGACTGTGACCGGGAGTGGTACAGCTTTTGATACAGAAGTCAAAGTTGGTGATGTGATTGAGTTGCGTCATGCAACTCCAAATGCATATCAATATTTGCGAGTGACCGCTGTTGGTAGTGCTACTTCAATGACAGTTACTTCTATTGATACAGGTGTTGGAACAGAACGCGGCAATCTGGCGATTGTTACGACTCAGACAAGTACTATTCGTAAGTGGGGATGGCATGACCAGTTTGACGCGGCGCCTGGAAGCTCAGATTTTGCTAAAAACTCTGGTTCTACAACTCTCAATGATGAAATGCATGTTGTCATTGTTGATGAAGATGGTGTCTGGTCTGGTACAAAACGAACTATCCTAGAAAAATTTGCGTATTTGTCAAAAGCATCTGATGCAAAAACTAGTGCGGGCGGGTCCAACTATTATGTTGACGTTCTAAACTCTACTAGTGCATATATGTGGTGGACTGACCATGTTGCAACATCGAACTGGGGAACGTCTACCATCGTTCGACAAGCAGCTGGAAGTGCATATACTGCAACTACATTAAACACATTCTCTTTTGCTGGTGGAACCGATGATAATGCGCCGACTGACGGTGAATTGCAAACTGGTTATCTTCTGTTCGCTGATCCAGAGACTGTTGATGTTTCTCTTATTATCGGTTGTCCTACTGAAACAGTTGTTGGAACAGTAAACAACTGGATCATCGATAATATTCTAGAAGTCAGAAAAGATTGCGTTGGATTTATTTCTCCGCAGGAGTCTGATGTTGTAAATAATGACACATATCCTGGCAAAGAAGCTGATGCACTTGTCACATATGCAAATACCACCATTACTACTCGTAGTTCTTACTGCGTATTGGATGGTAGTTACAAGAAACAATATGATAGATATAACGATGTGTTTCGTAACATCGCTCTTGCGGGTGATGTTGCAGGATTGTGCGCTCGTACTGATGATATCGCAGATCCTTGGTTTTCTCCCGCTGGTTTCAACCGTGGTGGGATTAAAAATGCAACGAAGTTGATGTTCAACCCGAACCGCGCAGAACGTGACAACATGTATCGCGCTGGTGTGAACCCTGTTACTGCGTTTTCAGGACAAGGAATCACCCTGTTCGGCGACAAGACCATGTTGAACCGTCCTTCTGCATTTGACCGCATCAACGTGCGTAGATTGTTTATCGTTCTCGAAAAGGCGATTGCAACTGCCTCAAAGTTCACACTCTTTGAGTTCAATGATGAGTTCACTCGTTCGCAGTTTGTCAATTTGGTCGAACCTTTCCTTCGTGACGTACAGGGACGTAGAGGCATCATTGACTTTAAAGTTGTCTGTAATGAGTCCAACAACACGGGTGAAGTTATTGACCGTAACGAGTTTGTTGCCGATATCTTCATTAAACCGGCACGTTCCATCAACTTCATCTCTCTTAACTTCATTGCTACTCGTACCGGAATTAGTTTTGAAGAAATCGGAGCATAATCTATGTCTATTAGAGATTTAACAGAAGCTGCTAATAAAGTTGTGATGGGTGAAGTTGTAAAGGGTAAAGTATCTGCATCCGGAAAAGGTGAAGTTAGTTACAAAAATATGTTGAAGAAATATGATGATAATGAAGACAAGAACTATCATACAGAAAACTCTCTAATGCTAGTAAAAGCTTTTGGAACTAATGCAGAGATTAAAAAAGTGAAAGCAAATATTATAAAACAAAAAAGGGATGGTGGAAAAACAGCAGAAGATTCTGCATGGGAAGCAAAAACCATTCATGGTAAATATCATTCAAAACTTGTTGCACTTGCAAAAAGACAGGGATAAATAATAATACTAAATAGTTAATGAAACTAAACAAGTAATTTAAACATAAGGGGCAAATTAGTGAATATCAACGAATTTAAATCACGACTTGAATTTAGTGGTGCTCGTGCAAACCTGTTTCGAGTTCGCATGGTTTTTCCTGAGCAACTGGGCGAAGTAGCAGCTGCACAGGAAATGGAATTTCTTTGCAAAGGTGCATC